TCCATTACTTACCCCTTTTCTGCTATAAATAGCTTGTAACCTACAAGTGATATCTCTATGCTCGTGGTGTCAGGCTCCGTATCGTCACACCACAAGACAATTGATACGGTACTCTTACATAGCTTATAGATTACAAGCTACTTACAATACCCTCTTAAAACAGGACAAACCTGTTTTAGAACTGTGATATTATTATTCTTTCAGTGTTTTCTACTTGTATCACCATAGTGATATCAAATAAATCTTCTAATGTTTTTATGTCATCGTTTCCAACTTCTTGTAAACATTCGTCAAGATTTTCGTATTCTTTAAATTGTACGATTAAACCGATGGCGTCCATTGTAAAAGGATTGTCTTCGGTGTAATCTTCCATAATATAATCATAAAGAGACTCTAGTCCTTCATAACTAAACTGGTCGTTATAGCTTGAGTGTTCACCGAAGTTAAATTCCTCAATGAAATCTTGCTTATCTAGTTCTTTTATTATCATATTGCCCTCATTTCTTTTTAATTAGGTTAGTTTATTTCTTGTACTTTGTCAAGTCCATTTACATATCTATCCTGTTTTAAGGGGGTATCCGATACCCTCTAAGAGAGAGCCAATTATCTTTTTTTTATATTCCTGTTGCTATTTTTGTTGCTTGCTCTCTCTCTAGTTCTAATTTATATTTAGCAACTTGACTCGCTTGAATAAATCTTCCACCATCAAAATTATTATTGAATTTTGAAAATGTTTCAACTAAATCATAAACAAGAGCTAGTAATGTTGATAAAGCGTACCATTTTTCTTGATAAGTTGCCTCACCATTAAAAATTACTAATGCTCTATAATCTAAATTATTTGCAATTTCTACAAAATGTTTTCTAGTCATATAATCCCCTTTTCTATTAGCTCCCTCTTAGGGGGTATCGTGTCTGGAATATTAGGTCGGTTGTTATTACGCTTCCGCTCTTATTACTTGTTACAGTCCCCGAGTATCTTTGCTGGTCAGTCCGAGCAGGTTATCTGTGAGTTTGACTTTGTCTGACTATCTCTGTTCAGGTATCTTTGGTGCCTAGTTGTAGGGTGCTAATACCTTCTCAGGTCTCAGGGTCTAAATCGTTTTTGCCCTTCCAGTCCTTTGACTGTTCCTGATTAACCACCTCGCCAGTTCTCTCAAGGTTTGCCTAATATTCTTTTGTCTTTGATTTTTTGGTCTTATCTGACGCCTCTTTCTTTAAGTCCTTAATCATTGTCCTACATTGTCATCGGATTAATTAATTTCTATACCTATACAATAATTCATTATGGTGAAATAGTCAAATATGTTTTACGGAATAACTATACATTTTATCCTTAGTGTTTATAGGTTTTATACATTAATACTTAATAGTTATGTATAAAGAAATGTATAATATTCATTGACCATACTATATATGGTGTATTCAGTTAATAGAATGTATAAATATACATAAAAAATAACATACTAAATATGGTATGGGGTGGTTGTCAAACTATATCTAGTATTCCACCACACTACCCACTATATATAGTATATCGGTACAATACCACTACATATAGTGGCACTATATATAGTATGTTGGCTATAGTCGAACATATGTTCGATAAAGTAATGCATATGCTAATTTCTGGGGTGTGTTCTTTATATGTCAGACTAAAATATTTAACTTACACAAAGCTAGTAAAGGTAAATAATGTTGAACAATAAATTAAACAATTGTTGTGTTATTTATTAATTGATTTAAGTGACTGTGAACACACAGTAGGTGAACTATCACAAAAGTATTGTGTAGTTGTATCTACTTGCTTAAGTGTATTATTACACTCTTTACATTTCATATGTAAAGAGTAGATTAGGGGGTGATTAAGATGTAGCGGGCTATTGTGCTTTAAAAGCTATTTTGTGCTATAAAACTTTTCTTTCTGTTGTCCTTGAGTACTGGGTTTGCGTTCCTACATTATACTCTGAGTATCCCCAGCTTTCTGACTCCCGATGCCAACTTTACTTGTAACAACTTAGTTAAAAAGTTTGTTTCTAGTTTGTATACTATCATAAGATTATTAGAATGCAAACAACCTAGAAAGTCTAGGTTATCGTATGGGGATACGATAGAACAGTAAATGGACATACTGTACGGACAAGACCCTGCTCAGGCAGGGTTTTTGTTTTTATTGATAATTAATTTTTTATATGTTATAGTTAAATTATCAACACCTCGTTGATTGTCTTTATTCAATTAGAGATGCCCCTTTCTTGCCCTAGCTTGTCTAGGGTATGGTATAGTTTATATATGGCAGATATAGAAGCAGTTGACTGTGACCAGTGTTTACAACCTACCTGGGCTGATGCTTTGTATGATGGGTTGTGTTCTACTTGCAGCCAAAATGATTTATCAGGATTCTTTGAATAAAAAATTTTTTTTAAGCCTTCGGCTCTTGTAGACCCTCAGGCTTTTGACGACCTTTAATACGAGGATACGTTTTAGGTTTGTGATTATTACAATATCTATACTTGTTATATTTTGAGATAACAGTATCACAATCCTGTTGAATACAAATCCTTCCACTAGTATAAGAACTAGAGGGTTTGTAATTAGGATATTTATTTCCTTTTATATAATCACTCATTAAATTAAGTATAGGAGATATAATGCCAGGTAAAGGTTACTCATACAAAAAAGGTATGAACAAAAATAAGTCAAGAAATAGGAGAACTAAAAAGTAATGGCTGAATGGCGTGGAATGAAGGTTAAGCTAAATAATCCTACTAGGATTCAAAAAGGCGAACCAGGATACGGTAGAAAAAAATTCAAAGTTTTTGTTATGGATAATGGCAAAGTGAAGAAGGTTATGTTTGGTGACCCTAATATGGAAATCAGAAAAGATAATCCAAAAGCAAGAGCTTCGTTCCGAGCCAGACACAAATGTTCTACAGCTAAAGATAAGACAAGTGCAAGATACTGGTCTTGTAGGATGTGGTAATGCCTTTTAAAAAGGTAGGTCCAAATAAATTTAAATCACCTAGTGGTAGAATTTATACAAAAAAACAAGTACAGTTGTATTACACAACAAATGGATTTGAGAGAAAGTAATGGCAGCAAAGATACCAGCAAATGCTATGAAAGCATTACAAGATAAATCAAAGTCTAGTGGTATATCATTAAGTACACTTAAGACTGTGTATCGTAGAGGTATGGGTGCGTATATGAGTTCAGGTTCAAGACCTGGAGTAAGTATGCACCAATGGGCTATGGGTAGAGTTAACAGTTACATTAAAGGTTCAAAGAAACACGATACAGATTTAAGAAAGAAAAAGTAATGGCTAAAAGAACACAGCCTTATCGTTATGGGGTGCCTGCTAAATATTTAGAAGGTTTATCAGATGCAGAAGCTAAGAAGAGAGCTTTAGAGATATTAGCTACTGCTAAGAAATATAAAGAAGGCAAAAAAGTAGATATTAAAAAAGTACAGAAGTCCAGAGTCTCAGATAAGAATAAATAATGTCTAGACCAATCTGTGCAAGAAATGATTATTCAGGTGAACAGTGTCGTAAAAAAGCTGTTAAGAACGGTAAGTACTGTAGCCCTGAATGTAGACGCAGAGTAATTTATCTTAAAAAACTACAAGCTGATAAAAAAGTAAATAAAAAAGGTTCACACGAATCTAAATCTCGTGGAGCTAAATATCCTGACTTTGTTCAGTATTATGCAGCAGATATAGAAAATAAAAAGAAAACACATCAACAAGTTGCTGACTTACTTGAGATAGATAGAAGCCAGATTACTCGTATGTATGCTGCGTATTTAGAAGATAAAGAAAACTTTGAAGCACAACAAGATTGGGAAGTTAACGAAGAAACAATAAAAGCATTAGAAGATTTTAAAGATTTTAGAAATAGATATTTTAAAACTGAGACAGGTGACTTATACGAAACAGCAGACTTTCACGAGAACTGGATAAACAATATTGTTGACGCTATAGAAAATGGTAAACAACAAATGATTCTATCTCCACCACGTCACGGTAAAACAGACTTGCTAACACACTTTGCTGTATGGCAGATTTGTAAAAATCCAAACATAAGAATTATGTGGGTTGGTGGTAATGAAGATATTGCTAAGAATGCTGTAGGTGCTGTTATGGACCATTTAGAAAACAATGAACAATTAAACGAAGAGATAAATGGACCAGGTGTAAAGTTTCAACCTAAAGTCAGGTCAGGTAAATCTTGGTCATCAGGACAATTTACTATTGGCACAAGAACAGTTACAGGTATTAAGTCACCTACTATGGTTGCTGTAGGTAAAGGTGGTAAGATACTTTCTCGTGACTGCGATATTATTATTGCTGATGACATTGAAGACCACGGTACAACAATACAACCTAGTGCTAGAGAACAAACTAGACAATGGTGGACAACTACTTTGTCATCTCGTAAAGAGGAACATACTGCTGTAGTTGTTATAGGTTCTAGACAGCACCCAGAAGATTTATATAACTTCTTACTAGAAAACCCAGAGTTTGAAACAATCGTAGAAGAAGCTCATAGTACAGAATGTATATTGCCAGAAGCAGATATTGAACTGCATCAAGATTGTATGTTATGGGCAAGTAAGCGTACCTACAAATGGCTAATGTCACAGAAAAATAATGCAGACACTACAGGTGGTAGAGCTATATTTGAAATGGTATATCTTAACAAAGCATTTGTAGAGGGTATTACAATGTTTAACTCTGAGGAAATAGACCAATGTAGAGATGTCAATAGAACTATAGGTCACATACCTGCAGGTACACATTTAATTGCAGGGTTAGACCCAGCATCTACAGGGTTTCAGGCTTGTTTTTTATGGGCAGCAAATCCTGATACAGGAATGATGTACTTAGTAGATATAGAAAATGAACAAGGTGGTGGAGTAATACAAGCAAGAAAGTCTATTAAGAAATGGTATGACAAATATAAACTAGCACATTGGGTTATTGAAGAGAATGGTTTTCAAAAAGCTATTAGACAAGACACAGAGTTAAAAGAATATTGTGCAAGGTTCGGTATTCATCTAGAAGGACATCAGACACAAAAAAACAAATTTGACCCAATTTACGGTGTTGGAAGTATGCAACAGCTATTTGAACAAAAGTTAATAAGTTTGCCTTATGGTAGTGCAGAAAGTGAAACTAAGAGTAATATATATCGTAGGCAACTAATTTATTTTTCAAGTGCTGCTAGTAAGGCTAGTAAAGCAAGAAACTATAAATCAGATGTTGTAATGGCTAGTTGGTTTCCATTAAAAGTTATTAGAAGATTAGGAAAAGAACGATTAGCTGAGGTAGGATTAGATTATAAACCTAGTTTTGGAGAATGGAACTTAAGTAATATGAATGAAAGCCCTTGGGGATAAAATGAAACCTGAAGAGATACAATACGCTATTACACAATTACACTTTGACAATCAAAGTGCTTATACGACTAGAGGTCGTGTTCGTGCAATTATGAATGGTGGACCTGATGGTATTCTTGCATTACTTGGAGACCAACTAAAAGGTTTTCAGGATTTTCAAATACCTGTACCTAACTTAATGATGTCAGGATTAGAACACCTAGCACAAAAGATAGGTCGTATTCCAAATTTAAAAGTAGATGTACCTAATGGCAAAGACTCTGAAAGAGCAAGACAAAAAGCAGAAAAGATTGGTCGTATAGTAAATGCTTATGATGAGGTACAAAAACTAGATTTACAAATGCCACAAGTAGGTA